ATGGAGATGAAGTCTCACAAAGACGCGCTGCTCGTCGTGCTTAACAGCCCGGTCGCAGTGCTCCTCGTCGCGTGGTTTGTCATGCGAACCTAGTTGGCGTTATGCCAACTCATGTTGTCATACATTTTGACATGCTTGCGTCAATTTTTGTCAACATGCTTGCTGGTTTGATACTTCGGATCATTGAGGTTTCTGTTGCCAGAGTTGCGGGACCGGTCCTTCTGGGCCGGTCCCGCTTCAGTTAGAGCCCGGCAACTGGCAGGTGTCCCCAAAGGCTGAGGTTCGATCCGACTGACAGTCGGCCTGTATCAACCGGCGTGTACTTCAGTTCAGCGGCGTTGTTGAAGCTGTTCGGGCTGTACGCGATGAAGCCTACGGAGCCGTCACTCCCCATCCCGTACGCCGAGAAGTTTGCCGAGAGCGCTGCCGAGTAGATCTTGCCGTTCAGGAAGGTCTCTAGACCGTCACCCTGAATCGTCAGTCCGGACGGCAGGTTCCAACCCATAGCGCCGGATGCCGGGAACCCGGTGGTGCTGCCTACGGAGAAGTAGATGTTAAGGAAGATCGTTGTTGGGTCGAGGGGCTTCCACTTCGCCCGCACGGAGCCGTTGCCGAGCGAGATGTTCTGCCCACCGGGCACGGTGATCTGCGGCGTGTACGCGATCCACGACTGAGACCCGGACCGCTTCCACACACCGGAAACGCGCGTGTACGTCATGCCGGTATCAAGCTGAAGTCCGGTGTCGCCGTCACGCATGCCGGTCTGAGCGGTGCGGGCCGCGGCATTGGCCCACCGGAAGCTTTGCAGGGCACGGGAGGCGCGGAGCGCGTCGGTTTGCTTATTGAGCAAGCCGGAGAAGGTGCCGACGTTTTCGGCTTCGACGTAGCGGTAGAGCCCATCTTCGATTGGCATGGTGTTCCTTACTGCGGGTCTCGGACCCGGACGCTCATCTCACCGGACTCGAAGTCCCATGAGACGGATGACACCCGGCCCGAGATGGTGGATTCATTTGGGAAGGTGACGCTGATTGCGTCTCCCGGATTGGTTTGGAAGTTGTTGACGGCGGTGATGGAGACGGCGCGACCCAGCGAGAGGGTGCGCCCGAGGACATACCCGGCCTGCCCGGTGCCGGGCGCGTTTCTTAGACCCGTGTCGCGGTTGATGATGAGCCACCGGTACGGTCCCGGGCCGGAGGTAGCGAAGTCCCACGACTTGAGCTGAAACGCGCTGTCGTCGTTGTCGCCGTAATTCAGCGTGTAAATGTCCGAGATGCCGACCGCGTTGGCAAAGTCGGCGTCATACCGGGACAGCTCGTCGGACCAGTCCGTGAGTGCGGTGACGCTGAGGGACGCTGAGGTGTTGCGAGGGCTGCTGGCCATGTGCCAGCTGTTGCCGGTCTCATCCGCCCACACCCGAGCGGCGGCCTTCTCAATGAAGGTTTGGAACTTCTCTCGCGCCCCTTCCCCAATGCTCCAGCTGATGTATCCGGACCCGGATTCCGGGTCCTTGTAGGGAGACAGGTCCATCTGAGGACCCATCTCGACAAAGTTCGCGTTGGGCAGCACTTCCTGCACGATGGTGCGCACGTAGTCGGTCAGGGTGAGCGGCAGCAGGTTATTGGCGGAACCGCGGTGCGTGTGGCCTTCTAGGTAGGCGTCATCCGAGGCCAGCTCCAGCTCCAGCAGTCCATCCGGGCCGGTCGAGTACCCGAGGATCGAAAGGTTCGCGGTCCGAATGACCGGCTCTTTGATCGGGTCCACGTAGAGCACCGTGTAAACCGCAGTGACCTGCGCGAGAGTGCCCGAACCCCAAGCCGCGGTGAGACCAGCAACGGTCCCTGCGCCGTAGGCGTCCGTGATCTTCAAGACCGGCTGCGTTTCGTAAAACTCCTGCATCATCTCGATGCCGACGCGAGGCGGCGGGCTGTTGCGCGGATCGAATGGCGCGAGGCTTTCGGGAGCCTCAATGGTGAGCGTGCCCTGGGCATACGGTTCCCAACTCTCGTCAAGCGTGAGGGACCCGCTAATAGGCCTCACGGTTGTGTGATTCGGCAAGGTCAGCCGAAAGCTCTGCTTGTCAATCACCGGCGACCTCCGCGTAATCGACGGACACAAGCCAGTACGCGCGCGACTCAGCGTCGAGCTGCATAGCTAGCTGACCGTCACGCACGAACCGCATGTTCAGCACCGGACGGTCCGTGTCGGCGAGCGTGTAGACCCTGCCCGCGGACAACTTGGTGCGGGCGTCGTACGCTGCCGCCTCGGTCTCGAAGAACAGGGCGAGGGAACCGCGGCGCATGGTGTCGGGCTGGAGGGTATAGGCGGCTTCTTCCTGCCCCAGGATGGCGTGAATGATGGTCTGGGAAGCCTGCGAAGCGGCGTACTCGGTCACCAGCGTTGGTGTCACGGTGCCGTCAACGCTCGAAATCGTGGTGGTCATCGGACAGTCCTTCCGGAGCGCTCCGCAACGCGGATGCTGACGCCTAGGGTGTGGTCCTTGTTCATCCAGCGGTCTAGCTGCGCCTGCGCTTCGGATGTGTTCACGTTCACCCTCACGCTCGGGCCGTCGATCTTGTTTGGGATGCCCTTCTTGAGGGCCGCGGTGTACTCGCCGCTGTTCTCCCTACCGGCCTCGGTCCAGATGCGGTTCAGCTCGCGCTTCTGCTCAGGGGTGGCGTCTTTGTATCCCGCGAGGAATTGCGCGGCGGCTTCCGCGCCTTGGTCTTCAAGGAACGCCTTGGCCTCGGGTGTCAGGGCAGACTTCTGGAGGGTCTCCTGATAATCGGCAAGCGCCTTCGCTCGCTTCTGCATCGCGGAGATGTAGGCGGACACGTCGAAGATGCCGCTCTCGGCATCCATGTAGTCATCTGCCGCACCCGCGGCGTCGTCGTAGGCATCATTGACGCCCTCGATCAGCTTTGCCTTGCGCTCAAGCTCGGGGCCACCGGCAGCGGCATACGCCTCGGCTTCCTTCGCGGCATCCGTGGCAGCCTTCTTCGCACCATGAAGCCGGTCGATGAGGTCGTCCTGTGCGTCAACCTGCCGGTCGATATCAGTCTTCGCCGACTGGTACCCGGCGTTTGCGATGTACTGCTCATTCTGCTGGTCAACAAGCGCGTCGCGGTGCTCTTCTTGCTTCTTGATAAGAGCATCGAGACCGTCAACGTTTCCTGCGTATGCCTGCGCGAGGTCGTCAAAGCTTGACTGCCCGGAGTCCTTCACTAGGTCGTAGAGGTCGGAGAGCGACTTCTTGCCGTCCTCCGTCTCGGTGGCCAGATCGTGCAGTCCGTCGATGATGTACTGAAGACTGGTCTCCCCGATTCGCCCGGTTGAAATGAACTCGTCGGCAATCTCGGCGATGTGCTCTTGAAGCTCGGCGGCGTCCTCCCCGGAGTCGGCAAAGGCCTGCGACGCGAGACCGATACCGGCTGCAACGGCGAGACCAGCAACGATTCCGGCAGGTCCGAAACCGGCGAACATTTCGGCAGCGAGACCTTGGAAGCCGTCCGCGATGGACTCGGCGGAACCGTCGAACGATGCGGCAACTTCAATGGCGTTTGAGCGGGCGGATTCTTTGACCTCATCCATGCCCTCTTCAGCGCGTTCCGCGCCTGCCTTGAAGTTGGTACCGAGGTCTGATCCGGCGCTGGAGCTCTCGCGCTTGGAGGCGTCAGCTACGGTCTTGAACTTGGTTTCGAGGGCGTCTAGCTTGCTTTCGGCGTCCTTGGCTCCGCGGCCAATCTCGTCCCCGAGGTCATCCCCGGCAGTGTCGGCGGCATCGCCAAGCGTCTTGATCTTGTCGGCGGCGTCGTCGAAGCTGCGGCCCAGCTTGTCGCCCGCGTCGTCCCCGTCGCGGACAACATCATCGAGAGCGTCGGAGAAGTCATCCAGGGTCGATCCAGCGTCCCGAACGCCCTTGTTGAAGTCCTTGGCGTTCGCGACCAACTGAATTTCTACCGGCTTAGCCATGGTTACTTTCTTCCGGCCTCGAAGGCCTCATGGAGTACGCGGACGGCGGTTGCCGTCCAAAGGGCCGCGACTCGCGGAATCACGGTTGCGGCTGCGGAATAGGTGGGACCCGCCTTCCGCTTCCACCGGAGCTGACGCTGTGTGTGGCGGGTGACGGAGTATCCCTTGCCCTTGCGGGACCGGGTCCGATAGGTGGTGGTCGCGTTGCGGTTCGCGCCGAACTCAATGGCTCGGTTGTCCTCGGAGGACAGACCCCCAGACAGCGGCTTTGCGCCGACTCCTGCGCGGAGCTTTACGCCCGTTCCGGAGACCAGCGACTTCGCGGTGTTCCCGAGGATGCGGGTCTCAGCGACCGTCTTGCTGTTGCTGAGAACGCTGCTGTTCCACACCGGATTGATGACCTGCCGACTCTGCACGTTGATGCGCTTGACCACCTCGCGCTCGGTTTGCTTGAGGGCGAGGAGGACAGCGGCAAGCTCGCGGCTCCCGCGAGGGTCAATCCCAATCACGGCGGCTTAGGCAGGTACAGCTGCGGTGGTCTGCTCAGGCTTGCCGACTACAGCCAGGGTGACCGACGCGGTTGCTACACCGTCTACAGCGCCACCGATGGTCCCGGGGACGATGAACACGGTGACGGTGAAGGTCGGAACCGTGCCCGTTGCTGCGGTCTGCGGGATGAACTTGACAACCTTTGACTGCCCCTCATTCGCAAAAAGGTAGTTGCTGAGGCTTGTGGTTGTCGCCCAGTCCTGCGCGTACGTCAGATTGACCTGCCAGGTGCTGTTGGTGACACCGGTAAATACGCTCGAAGGGGTAAGCCCCTTCCAGGAGACTTGATTGTTAGTCGGGACAATCTCGACGCTGGAGACGGCGGACTCGTACTTATCGGCTGCAACCATGAACGTTGCATCCTTCAGAACGAATGGTTTTGTGGCAATGACGGCCATGGTTATTCCTTAGTTGAGTAGGCGGTTAGGGCGATTTCGTACGCGGGGTTTGAATCGCCGTAGGTGGAGCGGGTAGCGGTTGTGAAGATGACTGCTGGCACGTCGTCAAGCGCGGCGAGCACGGCGTCGAGCAGGTCGTCCAGGTGGTCTTCGTCCTCGGTGCGGTTATCAATCAGCACCAAGGTCAGAGCGTTCGAGTACGACGCCCGAGGGGCGGCGGGCAGCTTCTCGACGGTGCTGCGGATGAGTACCAAAGTCGGTCGAGTTGGAAGGTCTCGAATGCTGTTCGGGTCCGGGAACATCGAGAAGTCATCCCCGAGGGAGTCGGCTAGACCCTCAATGAGTGCCTGCCGGACCTGTCGTAGGGCGGTCATCGGATTGCCCCCAGGGCCTTGCGCGGACGCAAGAGCTGCTTGACCCAGCTGTCGAGCGGATACGGGCGGATGACGAACATGTCGCCGTCAGCTGACTGCGCCGGATCGGTCTTGCTCGAATTGAGCAGATTTCTTGCCTGCATAAGTTGAGCGAGGCGGTGCGAGTCCGTCACCGCTGTCGTGAGCGGCGGGGCGAATGCCAGGCACTGCGCCTTTGCCGCGGTCAACAGGGACAACAGGATTTCGTCCTCATAGGGCGCGCCGGTGACCCATGCAGCGCGGGCACTTTCAAGCGAGTGCCAACCGTCCGGAGCGAAGACCATGGGATGCCCTTTCGAGTCGAGAGATGGAACCGCGCCGGAGGGAAGGAGGAAAACCTCCGGCGCGGTAGCTGTTAGCTGGTTGCGGCAGTGACCAGACGGAGAGCGGAAGAGTCATTGATGACGACACCGGCGTAGCCGAATGCGGCCTTATCGACGCCGCCTCGCGCGAGGTCGAGAGCGTCAACGCGGATCGGAACACCCGGAAGCTCGTAGACAGTGACGGCCTGCTTCGCGCCGACCAGAACCTTGCCTGTCGCGACAGCTGCGGACGGACGGATGACGAAACCGTCAAGCGTGCCCTCGGACAGACCCAGCGCGGTGTTGAGGTAGCCCGTTACGTTGCTCTGCGGTTGCTTCGCCATTTGCTTCCAGAGAGCTGGAGCAACCAGGGCGAAGGTCGGCAGGGTGCCCTGAGTGACCAGAGCAGCAGCGCCGTCGATGATCGCGGAAGCTGCGGAACCGATGGTGCCGCCCGTCGCGCCCGGGAGCGTTGTCAAGGCGTCAGCTGCGAGGGCGGTCGAACCGGCGATGACAGCAGTAGTGGTGATGGTGTCAACCCAGCGGGCGTAGTCCTCGGACACGGCAGCTGCGTAGCTCTCGAAGAATCCAGGGACGTTGAAGTCCACGAACTCGCGGGCAATGTCGTGACCAACGGCGTAGCGCTGAGCGGTACCGGTGACGGCAGACACCGCGAGTGTATTGCTCGGAACGTCGCTCTTGTTACCGTTCCAGGTTCCACCTGTCGGCTTAGTCGTCCAGCGGAATCCGTTGATGCTGAGGCTTGTCAGGTCCTTGTGCTCGAAGAGCGGAACGACCTGCTGACGGTAAGTGACTGCGGACCAGACCTCACCAATCCACTGCGGGTAGATAGAAAGGTTCGGCGCGAGGCCACCGGTGCCGTCGTACTTAACGTCCGAGAGGGCGGCGAAAAGGCGGTCTCCGTTGTTGGCCTCGAGAGTCTTGCGGCCTTCTTCGGACAGGGTGCCCTGACGTGCGGCGTAGAGCAGGTTGCTCATCTCGGCAAGGTTCGGCTGGCGGGGTGTGGTTGTGGCCGGAGCGTTGCTGGCCACAAGGGTGTTTGCAGGCGTGGTGCTCACGGCTGTTTCCTTACTGGTTGTTGGGTTGGTGGAGTGGCGGTCGATGAAGTCGTTGAGTCGACGTTCGGCGGAAGCTGTGTCGATCCCCGCTGTTAGGGATGCCTCGGCGGGCACGTCCTCGGTGGACGGCTCTTCCTCGGCGGGCTGAATCGGGTAAGTCGCGAGGGTGTTGCCCTCGGCGTCCAGGACCGTCACGGTGTCGTCATCGACAGAGACGGTGGAGCCTTCAAGCGCGGGAACGGTGGTCTCGGCTACGTCGCCAACGTCGGCTGCCATGAGAGCGGCGGACGGGAACGCGCCAGCAGTGACGAAAGCCGCGCCGAACAGGGAGCCGGCGATTGCCTTTCCTGCCCGGAGGACGATGCCCGAAACCTCAACCGAGAGCTTCCGGCGGGCGTCCTTGCGCTCGGTGTCCGCAATTTCGGCTAGGAGGGCGTCACCCTCTTCCGTGTCGGCAATCTTGAACGTGGCAACGATCCCGGCGTCGGTCTCGGTGAGGCTGACAGCGCGGCCTACCGGCTGGTGCTGGAGGTGGTCTAGGTTCGCGGTGACTACGGATGCATCGCGAGGGATACGGATGGCGCCCGCGTCGATGCTGAACCTTCCGAGGTTCGTGCGGCCCACTTCGCCGTAAGGCAGTAGGAGACCGGTTACGGTCCGGGTGTCCTCGGAGGCGGTGAGTGTTCCCGCCTCGATTTGTGCGTCAGTCATCGGTTACAGCTCCGGTAGAAGTAGGTGGGTTTGCGGCAAACTCGGACAGGTCGAAGCGCACGCGCTGACCCCGAGGGACGGCAGCAGAGAGGGCTGCCTCAATGGGCGAGGTCCAGAAGGGCAGGTCGAAGTCCACGAACGAATTGCGCTCGCCCTGCGCCGTTACGTAAGTGAGTGAGTCGATTGAGCTGGTGCCGTCGAGCATGGAAGCGCGGACGTTCGTGAGCTGGCCAACCGTCGTGACAAGCGCATTGCGGGCCTCCAGCAACATCGGTTGATCCGAGCTGGAGAAGGTCTGCACGTCGAGTCCGTAGGGCACGAACGCAACCGCGCCGTTCGGGTCCTTGCGGGCGTTGCGGTAGGCGGCGATGAGGTCGGTGACCTCTTGCGGCTCCAGCTGCACTTGCTCGGTCTGGCGGATGATCGTGGCTGGAAGCGGCGTGGCGGCCCGGCGTGCAACGTCGTTCTCTAGGTCTCGCCCCGCCTTGAGGGAGCGGGAACCGACAGAGAGCAGTCCCGCGTATCCGGGAACGTAGACATGGACATAGGCGTCCTCGGATACCGGCTCGTCATCGATGAGGAGCACGTCCTCTACGAATTTCCACCGGTCGAAGGCAAGCCATTCGGCTTCCGTGATCTGACCGTCAAGGCCGCGAGCGGTCACCAGGATGGACTGCCCGTAGAAGAGCAGGTCGTCCACGACCATCGAGATGCGTGCCATAGGCGTTTGCGCGCCGTCGTCGCGGTACAGCCATGTCGGCTGAACTTCGAGCAATCCGCGCTTATCAAGCGCTCGAAGCGGGAGGCGGCTTATGACTGAAACGAGGAGATTCCGAACCCTGCTTACGGGCGGAATTGACAGAGCCGCCTCCCGCGTGAGTGGGAGTGTTTCAACGAAATCACTGCCGAATAGGTCCGCGGCAACAATCGTCGACAAACTGCCCGGGGCAGCCCAAGGGCTTGCTATTCCCGAACGAGAATCGGCGACGTTTGCGCGCTTACGATAAAAGACAGCCATTTCAATTACTATTGTGACTGCATTTCCGAAAGGCTATTCGGACCGAACGTTATGCAATGATGCGCATTGGCATTCTGATCGGCTGCGAATCGTACGCATAAAGCGCCAAAGCGGCAGCCTCAATGGCGGAGATATCGCCCTCGCCACCGGCACGCCCGAGCGCCCAACGCTTCCCGTCTTGCCCCCACTTCCGCCTAATTACTAGGGGCACGGCGTCATTCAGCGCGGGCTGGTTCCAATGCCACAGGTTGCCGGTCTCAAGCTCGCGCACAAAATTGGCCGCAGCAACCGGAATTGCGGAGGATACTTGCGGCTGCATCTGCGGTCGCGAAGTCGCCCGAGAAACTGCTTCAGAAATCAGCTTTGTGCTCGAATGCGCGCCGTCGAATACCAGGGGCGTCCGGTACTTCAGCGCCAAACGGGCCGACTCGCCCGCAGCCCAGACCGTGCCTTTACGGTGGTCGAGCACCAGGACGCACGCGTGCCCCTCATCATCACGCCACGCGGCAACGATGGTCGCACTTTGTCCCTCATGCTGCGCCTGCACGGCCAGAGCGAACCGCTCAGGCGGCGTAGGGAGTAGACCGGTCTGTGCACCCCGCTCCCACAGTGCCGCGTTCAGGAACTGAGACCCGGCCCCCTGAGGCCATACGCCGAGGTACTCCCGCGCGAACTGAACGGGTCCCAGGGCATCGAAGTTGCGGTGTACGGCCTTGAGCGTTGTGAGCGTCCCGATGCCCGGGTGTGCCAGCTTCCACACGTCCGGGTCGGCGGTGGTACCGGTCACGTCCGACAGCCCGGAGTCGGGGTCCCATACACGCGTATCGTCGGGGGCTGCGTACTCGCAGATACCTACGTCCTCGCGGCCCTCGCGGCCCTGCTGCAACGTGTTCCACAGCAGCCCGGAGCGGTGCTCCCCCGCCGTCCCGAGGACGATGAGCTGAGCGCCGGGCCGGGTGTCGAACGTGGGCAGGATCGCCCCGAGCAGGTCGGCGCTTAGCTCCGGCGTGTACTCCTGCGCTTCGTCGGCAATCACCATGTCCCAGGCGTCCCCGCGGAAGCTGTCCGGGATCGGCGGCAGCACGGCGAACAGTGACCCGTTGTCGAACCGGACGTGCTCCCCGCCCCTTGAGCGGTTCAGCTTGAAGGGGCGTGCATCGTCGTCCGGGAACTGCCGTTCCAACGGGGCGAGAACGTCTTTCATGAACCGGTCGCGAGCCTTCACGCCGCTCTGCGCGGTGAACGCAACCTGATAACCCGGGCGCTCGAAACAACGCCCCAGCGCCACGGCTAGAACGCTGGTGGTCTTGCTCGCGCGTCGGGGAACGCAGACGCCGTTCACCGCGTTGCCCGCGTTGATTACGTCGGCGATGACAAATTGCTGCGGGCGGAGCGGCTTTGCTTCCGTGTTGAGGCCTACGGCTTCCGCCCCCCTGATGAACTCGGAGCGTCCCGGTTCCGATCCGTCAAGATCGGAAATGAATAGCGGCGCTATTCCCGAATCCCGGAGAGGACCGCTCAATTCGGAGGAAAAAACTTCTCGGCTACGTGCGGGGGTAGCGGGCTCACTCCAAAAACTTTCCGAATTTTCATTTTCGTTTTCATTCGCGGGCGTCACCCGCGCGTTTCTCTCTACCATTTCGGAAGCCTTTCGTTGTCGGCTCGCGCGGCTTGCCGCAATTGGTGCGGGAGTTTCCCGCCCGCGCTTGTGTTGCAGTTCCGGCCCTTGCCAGTTCCGTGATGGGTGGGCCCTAGGTTGTCGGCAGAGTGGATTGCCTCATCGGGCCAGCCCTGCGCTCGGGCCACGGCTACCGCGACGATGTGACCGACTGCCCACTTCTCGCCCGGCTGGATCGGACGCGAACAGTCGATGCACCGCGCCTCCCCGCTGGCCACGAGTTGGCGGAGATGTGGCAGGACCCGGCGCTTGGCGCGGGTGAATGCGGGGCTGGAGTGCTCACTGGTCATGTTCAGCCCTCTTCCAACCAGGCACGGAAGAGATTGGCCTGTGTCTCGGCATCGGCGGTCCGGTACGCCTCCAACCAATCTGGCTCGACATACTCGCCTTGCCTGTCGAAGTGGTTCCAGAGGGCTGCCTTTCTGCGCTCAACTGCGGCGATGTAGGCGGCTGTGTCGAACTGCTCACTCATGTGAAGGACCCCGCGCGATACGCCCGCTGGTAGTGGAAGCGGCACAGCTCGCGGGCATGAATCCGTCCCGAGCAGTCGGCTGCTGTGCACGTCATCGGGCGGATGAGAACACCGCGGACCTTCCGGGCTGCGAGGTTGTGCTCATAGCATCTGCCGCACATGCCGCGGGACTTTATGCGCATGGTGCGCCCACACTCGGCGCATTGTTCTTTCAGAGCCATTGTGCTACTTCCAATACTGGTCGAAGTGAAGTTATGAACCAGTCATCTACTTTTGACAGATCGATGTATTGAAGACTGGATGCATTGTCACCCCGAATGAGATATAGGACAGGTGCAACAATGAATGCGAGCGTGTCCGGTCGGAGGGTGAATTGGTCGGTGCCTGTGTTGTATTCCATATTTCAATAGTGACTTATTCTGGAATACTTGATTCGAATGCGCGGTCTCAATAGAGCCTCTTTGCCCTTGATCTATATGCGCAATCGGCACCGAAGAACTGCTTCAACTTCCGGGGTGCAGGTTGGGGGTGCAACACAACCCTCAACTTCCTCTACAAACGACACTCTCCCTAAATCTCTATTTCTACTACTTTTAGTAAAAGGGTTGCACCCTTGCACCCTAGAGAGAAGAAGGCAGTAAATATAAGGGAAGTAGGGGGTGCAGGTAGGGGTGCAACTAGGGGTGCAGGGTGCAGGTAAAACGCCCTTGCTTACATGCAAATGAGGCGTGAAAGCAAATCGCCTTCACGCCTCATCCACCGGGGTGCCCCTTTTAGCTCTGTGCCGCTGCACCCTCCCAATGGAGCTTTTCAGCTTCCAAGGCTATTCCTTTGAAGTATCGGGTGCCATTCACTACGGCACCTGTAAAGCCGATATTGCGAAGCCCTTTGTAGAATTCACCGGCATTCTTCGGCGCGTATCCGTTCGCCATTGCCCACCAGCGGTAATTCTCGTAAAGCTCTTTACGGTTCGCGCGCATGGACTCATTGCCCACGTCCCACGTCGCCCGCTCGGACTCAGCGAGCCACGTACGGAGCACGTCATTTGCCTGCTCGAACTCCTCGAATAGCTCACGGCTCGACGCGCTTACTTCGAATTGCCCCCGGGCCATGAGCCGCCGTAGCGCATCCATCGCTTTGTTCAGAATGCCGGACGCCTCATCGAAGAACGGCTGTTCGGAGAAGTCCACGGAGCGAGCCACTTTGTTCGGGAAGGACAGGATGACCCATCGGCGTAGGTAGCCCTCGGACGTGTCGTTCGTGCGCCATGTTTCGTTTGCACTGAAGATGGGCTTTGCGAACGATACGAACGTGAACGGGTGCCCGAACTTGCGCTGCGCAGTGATTTCGTCACGTCCGGTCAGCTGCTTGAACATGGACGTATCGTCCAGGAACTTCGAGTCAATGTCTCCACAGACATTCGCAATCTTCCCGTATAGCTCGGCAGCTTCGAACCGTCCGCTCATTGCTCTGAGCGAAAGGTTCGATACGTTATTGCGTCCGAGCATGTGCTGTAGAACGTTCAGGAACGTGCTCTTGCCCGAGCTTCCCGGCCCGCGTAGAAGGATCGCTGTGTCATACGGGTTCCCCGACATGAGCGCGTACCCGATTGCCTCCCACGTCATCTCCAGCGAGTCGGCAGGTACCCGCTCAGCCAGCCACGCGGAGAACTGCGGGCACTCGGCGTCCGGGTCGAAGGTGACGGGCAGCTGAATGGTGCTGAGCGCATCCGGGCTGTGCGGCTCTAGGGTCCCGGTTCTCCAGTCCAGCATGCCGTTGCGCAAGTTGATGCGGTTGGAGTCCGGCTCGATCCGGAGCCGCGGGAGGTTCTGCCCGTCTATAACCGCGTTACGCACGGTTGCGTCCTGGCCCGCTCGGTACCGATCCCCGAGGGCTCGAACGTGTCGGCGTCTTAGCTCATCATCTGCGAGCCGGTAGACGCCCCCTTCATATAGCCAGAGCCGCCCGTCCGGGCCTACTGCGAGGTCATGCGACAGGTAACCGGCCAGCTTCTGGACCAACAATCCGGATTTGTCGAAAAACGCCTCCGCGGGAAGCAGGGTGCGGCCCTCTTCTTCCGGAAGGTCCCCGCCGTAGCGGACTACGGCACCGGCAAGACCGCGTGCCCACTCTTGCTCTGCCCGCCCGCTTTGGTGCGGGGCACCGGCCCAGCGGAGCGAGAGAGCTTGCAGAGCTTCCGGGATTCCCCCTGCTCCCTCTCCGGCGAGCTTCACAAGCCGCGTCTGGATGCTGAGCATGGCGTTGTGCCCGGTGAACGGGTCCGGCACATCAGCGACTGCGGAAGCGGTGTCGCCGCTCTCCGGCTTGCCGCTGTACTTGGCAACCCAAGCATCGAGGCTGCCCCGATATTCGCGGTGCTGGTCGTTCTTGTTGTTTATCTCGAATACCCGGGGTAGACGCTCAATCACGTCCTCCACGTCCGGGAGCATGTAAACGACGCGCACCAGCCCGCCGATGCTCTTTCGATCCACGCCCGGGTATATCGCCGTAGACGTGCCCGTACCGTCATACCAAAGGTGCTGACCCAGACCCGAGCGGGACGTACCGGTTACCTGTGCGGTGGTCGGCAGCCCGAGCGCTTCCAGCGTTTCGAATCCATCTACCCGGCCCGGGTGCCGGTCGATATCAATGCATGCCCGGTTGACTAGTCCGGGTACTACGCCCACATAGGAGGCGCTTCCGTACTGCTCGAACATCGCAACGATGCTCTCCGTGTCCGTGGTGGCCTTCGTCGGCCAGCCCGGTACCTGCTGCCCTCCCGGCTTGTCGAGATATGGCACGACGGGCCAGCCGCGTGCTGCGAGGTCTAGGGCGTGCTCGACGCCCCGTAGGTGGGAAGCGGCCGCCAGCCGCTCGGGTGTGTGCTCGCTCAT